GAAAACTATTACTATATGTTTTGGATAGTTGCAATGGTAGCATTTATTGTACCGCAAGTATTCACTGCAATAGCATATAATAAACTCGCTAATATTCTTGATCAACCTTTAGAGGTTGAGGTTAAGGATATGCCACCATATAGGGTAGAGTATATAAAATGAGATTCAAAGCATTAGTTTTTGTTAGGTTAAGAGGATCTGTATCTGATGCTGCTGGTAACGCAGTAATGAAAAATGTACATTTAGTTGCTCCTAGTCTTAAACCACATTTGTTAAGGATTGGTAAGGCAATTGATTTTTGGTTTGATGCAGAGACTGAAGAGATAGCAAGAAAAGAAATGGATCTTCTATCTGATAGGATGCTTTCTAATACTGTGATCGAAGATTGGAGTTATGAATTAGATGAAACCGAAGAAACTGGAATAGGAAATATATCTAATGACAATGCAGGTACTTCAAAACATGCTTTGTTTGACGCATGACTAAGAAGCATAATTACAAGAACCCTTCTAAGGCACAAGACTTATCTCATTTAGAGGCACAAGTCACTAAGGGTAAAAAGTATTATGATAAAGATGGGTGGGAAATATCTCCACCTATAAGCGATAGAGAATGTATTTACCGTTGTCTAGAGAACTGTGAACATCTTGCAGGTCTTGATAGGAAACAAGTTAGTAGATTGATGGATGATTTTAAAACAAAGAAAACTCAATTTGTACGCAACGAAGAGTATCCTGTATTATGATTAGAGTATTAAAAAATCCTATTACTCAAACGTATATTGATTTTAAAGAATTAATATCACGTGATAATTTTGTATGGGGTCATGCAAAAGAAAATTATGCTGAAGGTTCTCATCCAGCATATTTTACACATCCATTTGTATTGAGACCATATGCAAATGAGATAGCACCAATACCTAAAATAATGTGTGAGTATACAAATCATGCATGGAATGTAGTAAGAGAGATATTAGAATATAATGATATACAACCTAATCTTATTTTTAGGATGAATTTGAATATGACTTATGCACAAGATCTAGAGAATCAATATAGTCCTGTTCATACTGATCATGTATTTCCCCATGAGAATTTGTTAATTTATTTTACAGGACATAAAGAAGGTGAAGGTGGTCAGGTTGTAGTTGGTGATGGTGAAGGAAATGATGAGGAGTATTATCCAGAAGAGGATGATGCTATAATTTTTCCTGGTAATCCACATTATATGAAGATACCTAAGAAAGGATTTAGGACAGCATTAGTAACAACATTTCTCTCAGGGTATGATTATAGACCTAAAATGAGAGGTCAAAATGGTCAAACAGGATACGAATGAAAATTCTAGGAATGACAAGTCACCATGACGCATCTATATGTTTATTGGAGGATGGTAATGTTATTAGATTTTATAAAGAAGAAAGGTTGAATGGTGTTAAAAGGGAGTCTCCTTGCATATTAGGTCTCTATAAGATCTATGAGGAGTTTGGTAATACTATAGATTATATTGTTGGGGAAGCTGATGATGCATCTGTTCCAATGCTTTGCACAAGGTTGTTTCCTTCTGCAGAGATAATAGATGTGAAAAGACTCCATCACTTGTGTCATGCTAGTTTAGCATTTTATAGTAGTGGGTTTAAAGAAGCTTTGACTGTAGTTATTGATAGAAATGGATCTACTATGGAGGAAGGTATTGAGAGTGAGACTGTTTTTTGTTGTCGATATCCAAATACATTCACTACAGTGTATCAAAATTTATCAAACCAAATTGATGAGAAGTATAATATTACTGGGGTTTATGAATCAGCAACTGCTTTAATAGGTCAGCATCCATTAGAGAATGGTAAGACTATGGGGTTGGCATCATATGGTAGAAATAATCTTGCTCCACCTTTATTTGAAGATGGCATTCCTATAAAAGAAAAATTTACTACAGTGCATAAAGATTATATGTGGGGTAGTATTCCAGGTAAACATCATACTGTAGTTAATAAAGAACTGCACTCAAGAACAACAAGTGATTTGAATGAAGATAATTATCACATATATGCAGATTATGCTTATCAAGTTCAATCAGAAACTCAGAAAGCTGTTGGTGATATTATTGAAAAGTTTGATCATTTGAATATAAAAAACGTTTGTATTACTGGTGGGTATGGATTGAATGTAGTTGCTAATCAATATTTGACAGAAAGATTTCCTTGGTATAATTTTTTCTTTGAACCACTTGCTGATGATACAGGCAATTCTATAGGTGCTGCTTTATATTTACATCATGAATTAACTAAATCTGAAGATCCATTTGATTTTAAAGATACCATGTTTCATGGTAAGGAATATCCTATACCTAAAGAATATAAAACATGTGAGTTAGATTTTATTGTAGATAGTATATGCAATAATAAATCAGTTGCAGTGTTTCATAAACAAGCAGAAGCAGGTCCAAGAGCATTAGGTAATAGATCTATTTTGTTCAATCCTTACAATCCTGATGCTAAGGAGATTGTTAATAAGATTAAAAGGAGAGAATGGTATAGACCTTTTGCAGCAATGGTTTTAGATTATGAAGCACCATACTTATTCAATATGGGTATGCATGAAGTTAATGAAAACAATTGTAAATATATGACAAGAAGTGTTACTGTTAGAGATCCATTTCTTTATGGTATAACTCATATTGATCAAACGTGTCGGATTCAAACTATAGATTATAAGCATCATTTATATCGTTTGCTTCGTAGTATAAGTAGTCGTATAGGTTATGGAGTTTTATTAAACACTAGTTTTAATTTAGCTGGTAAACCGTTGGTTGAAACACTTGCGGATGCAGAGAAAACATTCTATAATAGTGACCTAGACATTCTCTGGTTTCCAGAGACTAAACAATTTATTTCTAAAGATTAAAATGGCTGTAAAAAACATACGTTTCATCAGTGGTGAAAATGTTATCTGTGAGTTAAACGAAGAGAAGGAGGATAGTATTGTGATTGCAGATGCAATCATTGCTATGCCAGCAGGTGAAGATGGTACTCAAATAGGATTTGCTCCTTGGGCTCCATTACAAGATCCTGATATTCATGATCTTGAAATCCACAAAAGAAATGTAATGTATATTACAGAAGCTGTGCCAAGTCTAGTAACACAGTATAATACAATGTTTAACAAACCATCAATTGTCACTCCAAATACAGGAAAGTTGATCTTATGAGACTAGGTGTTATGTGTTCTGGCAACGGAACCAACTTCGAGAACATAGTTACCAATCCATTATGCAATAAACATGAAGTTGTGTTGATGATACATAACACAAAAAAGTGTGGTGCTGTAGAAAGAGCAGCGAAATGGGGAATCCCTCATGTAAGAGTACCACATAAAGATGAAGACCATATGATAGAACTCTTTAAGGTATGGAGAGTTGATCTAATAGTATTAGCAGGATATATGAGAGTCATTAAAGATCCTGATGCATTCCCTGCTCCTATTATTAATGTGCATCCTTCACTACTTCCCAAGTATAAAGGGATAGATGCTGTAGAGCAAGCATTGGAAAGTGGAGATGATGTTACAGGATGTACTGTCCATATAGTGACAGAAGAGTTAGATTCTGGTAGAATACTCCTACAAGGAAAAGTCCCTATTGAAAAAGATGACACTGTAAAAACTTTAACCAAACGTATACAACGTACGGAGTATAGTATTTTACCAACTGCAATTAACAACTTTAAATTATGAAATCTTTGAAGACACCTCTTCGATATCCTGGAGGTAAGTCACGTGCTATCACAAAGATGGCACAATTCTTACCAGACATGGGTAAGTATAAGGAGTATCGTGAACCTTTTCTTGGTGGTGGATCTGTTGCTTTGTACATGACAAAGACTTACCCACATTTAGAGATATGGGTTAATGATCTTTATGAACCGCTAGTTAACTTCTGGCAACAATTACAGGATGATGGAGATGAAATTGCGAAAGACTTACGTGCCCTCAAAGAGAAACACGATTCCACAGATAGAGCCAGATACCTTTTTCTGGAATGCAAAGAAAATCTTGACAAGGAGGCTACGCCCAGAGATCGTGCTGTCTATTTTTACGTTATCAATAAGTGCAGCTTTAGTGGTCTTACTGAGTCCTCGTCATTCAGTGCCCAAGCATCACAGTCCAACTTTTCAATTAGAGGAATCGATAAGTTACCTAGTTATCAGGAGATAATAGAGGATTGGATTATAACTAATCTGACTTATGAGAGGATGTTAACTGATGAGAAGGGAAGTTTTATATACTTAGATCCACCTTATGAAATAGGAACTAATTTGTATGGTAAGAAGGGTGAGATGCATAAGTATTTTGATCACGATGCATTTGCTCAAGAATGTGATGGGTTTACTAGTCATCAAATGATATCTTATAATGCTTCTCAGTTAGTCAAGAGTCGTTTTAAAGAATGGAATGCACATGAGTATGATCACACATATACTATGAGATCTGTAGGTGATTATATGAAGGATCAGCAAGGAAGAAAGGAATTGGTATTAACCAACTATGGCATATGATGATCGATATCCTCTTAAGGATTATTTGAATAGTCTCAACTATAGTAAGGAATATCTCATGGGAGATGATCCTGGTTGGGAAAAGAATTACTCCCCTTATGTAATTAATAAATGTATGTCTCACCATATGGATACTATCATGTATGCCAATGAGATGAATCAGTATTCAGCATTAGATAAGAAGCTTCAGTATGATTTTTATATACATATAGTGAGGTCTCGTAAAAGGTTTTCACCTTGGGGCAAGAAACAGAAGATGAATGACTTGGAAGTTGTCAAACAATACTATGGTTATAGTAATGAAAAGGCTAGACAAGCTCTTAGCATTCTGACTCCTGATCAAATTACTTTTATTACAAACAAACTGAATAGGGGAGGAAAGAAATGAGCGAAGATCTTAACTGGTCCAAAGAAGATATGGTTCAGGTAACTCTAAAGGAACCTGATGATTTCTTAAAAGTCCGTGAGACATTAACTAGAATTGGAGTTGCTTCTAAAAAAGAAAGGAAACTTTTTCAATCTTGTCATATACTCCATAAGAAAGGACAGTATTACATAGTGCATTTTAAAGAATTATTTGCTTTAGATGGTAAGAGAGCAAATCTTTCTTTAAATGATGTGCAACGTAGGAATAGAATCATACAACTACTGAGTGATTGGGGTTTAGTTGAGATATCTGATGCTGATAGAATCTCTGATGCTGCACCTTTAAGTCAGATAAAAGTTATTTCGTATAAGGATAAGGGTGACTGGACTCTTGAGTCTAAGTATAATATTGGTAAAAAGAAGCAACCTGTAAGTGAAGGTTAAGGATTATATATAGAACAGTTACAATAGATATATGTCTGAAGAAGTGAAAGAAGAAATCGCTGAAGAGGAGAAGAAGAAAGGTCCGTTAGGTAAACTAAAGGATGCTATTCTACCAGATGCCGAGGAACAAGCCGCCATCATCTCCACAGCTGTCAGAATTACTGTTCTTGCCTGGAGCGGTGGAATATTGACTTTAAATTATGTCGCCATACCAGGTGTACCACAACAGAAAATTGATCCAACTTTTATAGCTTCGGTGTTCACTGGGGTTTTAGCTAGCTTTGGAATTCAAACGGCTTCAAAGAAGGGTGACGGTACCATGAAGATGGACAAGAATGGTAACGCAGTTAACGGTGGAGCACCCCCTGTTACTGCTAGAGATATTGAGGCGATCATAGCGAAAGCTGGACCTACTCAGACAATCAGAATTGAGCAAGCACCTCTCAAAATAGTAGGTGTCTCAACCGAAGACGAAAAACCTTACAAATTATAGAGTCATGAAATTTAAGTTTAACGATATTGCTAATGCAATCAGTGTAGTATCAGGAGTAACACTTGCTGGTATCATAGGTGTAGGAACATACGTCTTTGTAAACAAAGATGCTATTATTGATGACATCAAAGATGCAGCAATCGAGTCTGTAACAGGAGGCATGGGTGGTGCTTTAGGTGGAGACCTTCCAATAGGAGCTCCTGATATAGCACCTGGAAATGCTGCTTCATCAGGTGGTGGTTTTGCACTTCCTGTTCCTGGATTACCTCTCTGATGGATCTACAAAAGATCGCTTCAACTGGCACGGCAGTGACCGTGCTAGGGACTGGTGCGTTTGTTGGTGGCAACCATGTTGTTGATCAACAGACTGGTGGTCCTGAGCGAAGACAAGGAGAGCAGATAGAACAAATTAGACAAGTGGTTGCAGAAGAGTTGTACTTACAACTCAAGGATGCATTCCCACCTAAGACTGGTGGCGTTTCTGGTAAGAAGGATGCACCACCTTTAAACTATAGACAACAAATAAAATGAGTGTTCCTAACGGTTATACAAAAGAGATGATTAAGGAGATGTTGGGCACTGCCCATCTTGATCCTCCTGGTGAATCTGGTAATGCAATGAGAAGGAGAAAGGGACAAGAGGTTAGGGATGGTAAGAGACCATTTCCTGTATATAAAACAAAGCAGACTGGTCCCAACTTTGATGATGATGGAAAATATATTTACCCTGAAGGATCAGGATTTAAATATGGAGAATTTTTAAAAGATAATCCTAATACAGAAGTATCATGATTGATAATTCACAACTGTCTTCTTATTATGAGAAGCAAGCAGCACAAGATAGTCGGATGGCAATCTTAGAGACTAAGGTTGATGATCTCCAAAAAGGTTTGGAAGATTTTAATAACAAAGATAAGGAAGAACTCAACCAACGATTAAGATCAATTGAGAAACAAGTCTGGGGTGCTGGTGCTGTCCTTGCTGCTATCTTAGCCATCGTTGGTATCGTAACCCAGATGGATATGGAAGACGATGAGTGGGATGATGAAGCAAGAATTGAGCATGTACTAGATCATGGATCCTATACCTAATATTGGAATAAATGCTTCGGGGATACCCTTAATACCAATTCAAGGTATTGGTATACCTGCTGTAAATACTCAGAATGTTTTTGTATCTGATATTAGGAATGTTAATATAAATGAGACACGTACGTGGTTGATGAATCCACCACGGGCAATACCAATAGATGTCCCAGTAACTGTGCTTGCTGGTACACCTATAGTTGATGTACCTGGTTGTGTAACAGTACACAAAGAAAATGCTAAGAAGGATCCATCTAGAAATATGAATCTAGTTAATGATGATCCTAAGCAAAGCGTAACTTTATGTGATGGTGGTATGCCTTACTACCAACCACCTGAGTATGATTATCGAGAATTATTTTGGCAGACGATTAACACAGAACCTGACGAGGTTGATGAAGGTGTGCAGTCGGAAGAGGTAGATGACTTAGAAGCACCAACACCACCTGCTCCACCTGATACACCAGGTGAAACTGCTGGAGAGATAGAATGTCCTCCTCTTAATGCAAGACGCATTGGAGACCTGAATCAGGCAGGTACAGAGAGGATTAAAGAATATAAATTAACAGTTGATAAATTGAGATGTGAAACTGTTTGGGAACCTGTTCCAACAGTGCAACAATTTTTACCATCTATAGGTACCGTATCAACTACAGCAACAATTGCTACTGTTGCAACCACGAGTGCCCTACTTGCAAAACCCCTAGCGGATTTGATTCTGAAGGTGGTGAAACCAGTGATAAAGAAAGTTGTTGCGAAGGTGAAGAAGATTCTTGGGAAGAAGGAGAAGATTCTATCGAAGAGGGAGAGACTTCTTGCTCAGAAAGAGAAGAATCAGGCTGTGAAAGCTGCGAGGACTTTGAAGGGTCAGTAAACTCTGGTGATGGGAAGTCATGAGTATGAGGTTTAACACTACCACCTGGATTTGTTACTACAACGTCAGCACATATAGATGCATAAGGTGAGTCTGGGTGGAACATGATTCCTGCCTTGAGGAGCTCACCACAATTTTTAAGACGAGCGATCTCAAAGTCTAATCTTTTGTTGGCAGTAGATTGATTGACTGCTGCTACTTGTGCTGTTGCAGCTTCAGAACATTTCTTTTGCATACCCCTGTTGAGTGGTATTGAAAGTGTAGCAGATAGACCTACGTTAAAGGATTGGTTTGCCTTCATGTCTGTACGTACAGGTTTCATCCATGATGGTGTCATTTCTCCACCAGTATCAACTACATCAGGCACACCATTAGGACTGTCTACATCTTGAATGATGGTGATGTCTGATCCATCTGGGAACCATCTTACTTCATCACCATTATCATCTGTGTATGTTCTATCATCATACCATTCTTCCCAAGGATAGTTTTTAACATTAACGTATGTTGGTACCATCTTACCAGTAGTATCACTTACGTTATACTGTGGTTCATTGTAAAAATCTTCCCAAGGATCTTTCCTTGAGTCAGCAAACTGTAGGTATGGTGTCATATTAAGAGTTGTACCTTGACAGCTTACTCCACCACCGTAGGTGTTAGTAACGTATGGACCTTGCAAAACCTGAATTGCCTGGTTCGTCACTGAGCCAGAACTATTAGCGATTGGGTTCGCTGTAGCACTTACACCACCAACACCTTGTGCCAAGGCTTTCATTGGTAGTAAAGAATTAAGACCGAGAAGTGCTGCAACTACTGCGTAAAGACGCTTGTTGTGTCGGTGACTGATTGAATTTCTGTTACTCTTTGTATAAGAGTTTGATTTGTGAGCCCTGGTCCTTGATAACTCTGGGTGAATTGAAACGCTGCACCTGGAGTCGTCATTGTGTATGCACTCTGACCTGAGAAGTCCAATGCATCGTGAGAAGATGTTACGCTTCCTGTCACCATGTCTCCATTGGTGCCGACGCTTGGCTCTATTGTCACTGTTGATGTGTTCACATTGGGGTTGAGTGCTGCTCCATCGTTTGAAACGCCTACCCCAGTCACGCTGTATTCCCATCCTGTTCTATAATCAATTGAATTTATGGTTTCTGTTACCGTACTTTCAGTCTCCGTATGGCTTGTCATAGAACCTTGTTGGAAATTTGGTACCACAGGGACTGCAAGAGTTTTAGACGGTAACAGTAATAAAAATAATAGGATAAATTTATTCATCCTAATCACCTATCGTATTGTAAGCTCAGTTACGAATTGAGAAGTAGCTGATGTGTTAGCTCCACCTGCTGCTACGCCACTAAATGCATGAGCACTTGAAACTGTACCACCTAAAGATCCAACGGTTCCACCAGCAGTGGAAGACATATCACCAAAGTTGTTAACAGCACCAACAGTCGGAGCACTACTAGCAACAGCATCGCCTTGAGTGTATGACTGTGCAAAGCTGAAAGCTGAGCCTGCTGTTTTCTGTTCTGCTACAACTACACCAGGCGTATAAACGCCTGAAGTTATAACACCAGATGATACTTGATCGCTAACAGCACTACCACCAGTAGGTGTAATAGATGTATCTACACCACTACCACTAACGGCATAAGATGATCCGATCCTATTAGTAGATGTATGTGCTCCACCAACACTGAGTTGTACGCTAGAAGCGAATCTTGATGTGATGTCTGCGTTCACTGGGTTTACAGCGACACCACCCATCAATAACATAATTATAGGTATAAATTTCTTCATGTGTTTTGACACTGTACCTCTACTATATAGGTGTTTATAACCCCCCTTGAATGTGCGGTAGATCACACTTCCAAAAATCTTAATAATGTGGTTAAATAGTATTGTACGCCTTCGGGGTACACAATTTACACTCGCTTTTAAAGGAGAATTATGAACACACTAGCAAGATACCATGCTGCTAATCTTCCTGAACTTATGGAAAAGATTAGTCGTAACGCTATAGGTATGGATGAATATCTAAATAGGTTTTGGGAAGCAGAATCCCAGTCTAAATATCCACCATATAATTTGGTGCAACTGAATAATAATGAATCAAAACTCGAAGTCGCCCTTGCGGGCTTTAAGAAGGATGAAGTTAAAGTCTATACGGAGCTTGGAAAACTACATGTTGAAGGCACAAAAGAAGATAAGGAAACAGATGCAGAGTATAGACACAGGGGATTGGCACAACGTTCATTCAAACGCTCTTGGACACTCAGCGAAGATTGCGAAGTTCGACAGGTCGTATTTACCGACGGACTCCTCACCGTGGAGTTAGGAAAAGTAGTTCCTGAGAAACATGCTAGGAAGGATTATCTCTCATGAAATTACTTAACACTCCTTTCACTGTGATAAAGAAAGCTATCGCAGATATTAAAAGAAAGAAAAAACCAAATGAAAAAACCAGGTGAGATAATGATGCACCCCTTGTGGGCAACTCCTGTTATGTTATTGTTTATGACTTCTTTGATTCAAGGTCTTCATACTGCTGCTCACTGGCGTATGCAAATAGATGCAGATTCTTATTGTAAGAATAATGCTGAGTGGATAGAATCAAATACAGGATACAGTGACGATGATTATTGACCTATATAATACACAACAGAAGAGACCCGATGGGTCTCTTTTTATTTGGAGACATCTATGAATGTATACTTGAATTTAAAACCAAATACCTATGGCGGTGAATCAGACCTCTTGACAGTTGAGGTACCTTCAGCTTATACTGAGGCATTACTACAGCACGTAAGACCTATTGCAGAGCAAAAAGACGTTCCTGAAAGTAGAATCTTAAAGGACATTATTAAACAATCTATTACTGAAATTGAAAGGAGATCCTATGAGCATAAGAGTCGTAAGAACAAGAAACGGTGATGATGTCATCTGTCATATCCAAGAGATCACTCAAGAGGGTGAAAAGAAAATCTTAGGATATCAATTAGAGCATCCCTATTATGCTCATCTTGATGAAGAGTTGACTGTGGATTATGATGGGGATGGTAACGTGGGTGTTAATAAGATAACTAATCCCACACTCATATTGCATCCTTATGCACCGTTGTCAAAAGACACAAAGATCATTGTACGATTTGATGAAATCGTCAGTGCTTATGAACCAAATGATTTGGTTTTAGAAAAATACAATTTACTGCGTATCGCAAGAGAACAACAAAATGCTGAAACTAGTGCTTCTACAGAACAGAATGGATTACCTGATAGGGAAGGTGACGGAGCTGGATGAGGAGCCTTCAATTCTAATTGAAGGTTGTATGAAAATTGAAGATGGAAAGTTGGAACCGTTTCCTAAGTATTCAAAGCAACGAGATTTGTTCTTGACATCTGAGTCAGTTTTGACTATAGTGGATCCATCAACCGAAATTCTAGGAGAGTATCAAAAGGAGGATGAGTAGTTTTTATACGAACATTCAACTAGCAGGTAATACTATCCTTTATCGTGGGTATGAGAATGGACAACAAGTCCAGACTCGTGCCCATTTTTCACCTACGTTGTTTATCCCTTCAAACAAAGAGGAGAAACATAAAACTTTAGATGGTGTTAATGTTAAATCGGTAAAGTTTGAGGGTGCTAGGGAAGCACGAGAGTTCATTAAGCAATACGATAATGTCCAAGGATTTAAAGTCTATGGATATGAAAGGTTTGTTTATCAATATATTGCCAAGGAATATCCTGGTGATGTTGATTATGATATGAAGCAGATGAAGATTTTCGCAATGGACATTGAGGTTCAATGTGAGAATGGATTCCCTGATGTAGAAGCAGCAGCAGAAGAAATGCTTTCAATCACCATTAAAGATATGGTGACTAAGAAATATTATTGTTGGGCTACTAGAGAGTTTAATCCACCTGAAGGTATTGAGACTCATTTCTTTTGGAATGAGCAAGAGATGCTTAGACATTTTGTATCGTGGTGGGCACAGAATACACCAGACATTCTTACAGGGTGGAATGTAAATCTGTATGACGTACCTTATATTTGTAGGAGAGTTAGTCGTGTTCTTGGCGACAAGTGGATGAATTCATTGTCACCTTGGAATCGTGCTAATGAGCGTGAGGTGGTTATACAAGGACGTAAGAATTATGCTTATGATATTTCAGGTGTTAATATTCTAGACTACCTTGACTTGTATAGAAAGTTTACCTATACTAATCAAGAATCCTATAGGTTGGATCATATTGCCAACGTTGAATTGGGTCAACGTAAGATTGATCACAGCGAGTATGAAAACTTTAAAGACTTCTATACAAATGATTGGCAGAAGTTTATGGAGTATAACATCCAAGACGTTGAGTTGATCGACAGACTGGAAGACAAGATGAAACTTGTTGAGTTGGCAGTTACTATGGCATATGATGCCAAGGTTAAT